TGTCTCACTTCAGGAAATTCGTATAGTTCTGCAACTGCTTTCTCTATATCTTCCTGCATTACGCCCTGAGCAAACTCTAGTCGCTCACGGTCGAAAGGCACTCCATTGTTCTCAACTTGTCTTAAGAAGTCACAGCCTGTGAGTAGAATATTCTCATAGACCCATAAGAGTCTTTTATTCTTCTCAATAGCTGGCCTCATCTTCTGATACAATGCAAATGTAACTACTGCGTCCATAGCCGCATAGTCCTTCATCACATCAAAAGGTATCAGGTCATAACTAAAGGCTTCCTTTAGTATGCCATGCTTACGCCTGTACTCAGCGCCCCAATCTTCTAACGGTTTCTCATAATCCCCAAAAGGAGTATGTTTCATTGCTAGAGTTTTAAGACCATGTGTGCCAGGGTTTTCATCGAACATATAATGCATAAGCATTGTATCTTCAAAGTTTGGAAACTCGAAATTAAAATGATATATAAACCATTGTAAATCGAACTTCGCATTGTGAAATACTACAGTCTTCTTGTTGAAGAGTTCCTGCATTTTTGCTTCGACATCTTCATCAATTACATCTGCGTCACAATAAATACCGTGATCAGGCTCATAAGACATAGAAAATCCAAGCATATAGCCGTCCCTACAATATAATGCACTAGTCTCTGAGTCGAGTGCAATGTACGGTAGCGGGTGGTCAATCGCCTTCTGTAAGAAGTCAAGCGCTTGTTGTTTGTCTTGTATGCCATAACATTTATCCTCTGATAGTTTTTCTATCTTTAGTTCTCCACTAACATACCCAGAGATACTTTCAATAGCATCTTCAAAGGCTTTCTTAGCTTCAGGTTTAAACTTTATAATAGCAGGATTCATAAGAGCTAAAAACTTCTCATCAATAATCTTGCCATTGTATTCTGTTACAGATGTTTTTCTAGTGTATTGTTTAAATGCTTCTGCACCTACTAAGATTACCCATTCGTAATCATCAGTATCTAACTCTAGGTCTACATCTTTCTTTAGAACTTTCTTGACAGAACTATCAGAACATAATGCAAAACGGTCAAATTCAAACTCGAAATATTTATCGAAGTTTGTACTTGTAGGCTTTGTTTCTATAAGTGCTATTTGAGCCATTCTAATAATTCTCCATAAGTTAATGTTTTAAATAAATGAGAATCCAAGTGATATTTAAAAGTCTGTTTGTTTAAATGAAACTGACCTTCACCTGTATTCCCTCTGTGTTGTTTATTAGAGTATTTCATATCAGTACCGATATCTTTGGCTAAACACCTAAAGATTAGCACCATATCCTTAAAGAATACTCCATAAAAAAGAACATCAAATTCTTCTTTTTTGACTTGTTGGATATTACAATCCCAGTCGTAATCTCTCCATTCATGATACATAATATCACGGTTGGCTTCGCATTGTAAAGCTTTGAACAAGTTACTGTCCGTTATCTTCAGTTCTGCTTTCTTTTGTACTCGTGAAAACTTACACTCGATTCTACTACCATCGAATTTATCAAATAAATCGAATGATAACTGGTCACTATTGTCTGCTCTTATTATCTTCTTAATCATAATCTCGGCAACTGTGCCAAATCTACGAGTATGCAATCCAAAGATTGCTTGTTGAAGTTGAGTACTATCCATATAATCGTTCTTTAATCTTTTTAATCTGGTGTGGAGTCAACCCGCCTGGGTCTTGTCCATCACGTAAGGTTATCTTTTGTACTGACAGTTCCATTTTCTCTGCCAATGTTTTAATTTGTTCTGTTGCTTTCTGACCTGCTTCGTCGCCATCAAACATAATATCTATTCCCTGCACTCCTTGTAGTTTGAGTAGGGATAGCTTGAACCAGTCCATTTGTTGTGTTCCGAAACAGCAAACTGTATTTCTCAAGCCATTGTCCCAAAGATTGAGACAATCAAAAATTCCTTCTACCAATATCACTCTATTTTGTATTGGTTTTACCTTAGCTGGTGTAAATGGCATTTTTACCCCCGATGGGTAAATGTAATATTTCTCTGCTCCTGTGCCTCCAGTTATAAGTCTCCCTAAGAGTGCAATGTTTTTACCTGTTACATCACGAATGGGAAAGATAATCCGCCCTTCAAACTTTGGAACATTCCAAGTGAAGGCTTGCCATATTCTAAGGGTTTCCTCAGAGATATTACGATACGGACCACCTTTCCATTCGATACGGTCTTCTGGGAGTTGAATACCTATGGTCTGACTTCTCGTCTTTGCAATCTTTTCTTTTAATCTGTGTAATTTTACTTCTAGTGGACTCTCTGGTGCACCGAAGTGTGTAAATAAGTTACCTTTAAACCCACACGAGAAACAGTGCATCATGCCTGTTACTTTGTCTACTCTAAGACTTGGGTTTGTATCATCATGCTCAGGATTTAGGCATGATATGATAGCGTCCTGCCCTTTGACAGTAAACGGTATTTGCTTTTCTTGTAATAAGTCTATTGCTATCATTTTTCTATATTATATATTATACAGGAATTTTGACCTTGTGTCAAGTATTATTTTTTTCTTCCATTGATTTAATTCTTGCCTTTCCAAGGGCACTTTTATGTTTCCATTCTAATTCGTCCCCTAACTTTTCAAAGTCTGTCATTGGAACGCCAGCTGGATCTACCTCGTCTTCATAATATCGTGACTTCCATACTAGCTCTACCATCTGAAAATATACGGCAACTGCTTTATCACGAAAGTCTTTATCTCCCCATAGATACCATACTAGCCAATATTCTTTATCTATACGACAAACTCGTATACTTTGTTCTCCTAATTCTGGTTGGTCTTTTACTAACTCAGACATTGCTCTCAGTCGTTGAGACCCCGCTATTGGATACCAGTTAGGCATACAAAGTATAGGAGCTTTCATTCCATACTCTGATAAAGATTCTAGTAATGGTTCATTCAAAGGAACTTTACTAATATTATCTTTTACTTTGTCCTGTTGTAACAACCAATTTATACTCCGCACGTACCACGTGTGCGGAGGCATTGGTATAAGTTCAGCAGTACTTCTACTTATTCGATCATCAGCCATCTAAATCATGTTCCCCTAGCTCGTCTTTGATTTTTTGTATTTCTTCTTCATACATAAACCAATTACTACCGCTATTTGTATTTTCCTGCATACGTTCCAAAAGAATGAGTCTATCAATTTTATTTGCAATAGACTCCTCCTCTTGGTGTTTGTGTTTTATTTTGCGTGTATAGTCTTTCACAGATTTATGTTTTCCCGCTCCCGTCTTGTTGCGCGAGTACTTTGCTACGGGATTCACTCTGCTGACTTTTTTGATTTTCATCTTTCTTTTCTCCACTAGGGATATTTCCCCAATTATCGGCAATAAATGCCATTTGTTTATCAAACTTAATCCATTTTGGGTCATTTGGATCGTAAGTCTGAGTATTGACTGTTATAGTTTCATTATACCCGACAGGGTTAAATGAAGCAGGTGCTGCTTCAATATCCATGAACGCTTTTATCTGATTCACATCTGGCAACATATCCCAGTCCTCTACAAATTCTAAGTAAAAAGAACCATTGTCATTGATTCTTACTTTGAATGTTTTATCATCATACAAGCCTAAAGATTCTGCCATTAGGTCTTTGTCAAACTCAATGTTTCCATTTTCTTTTAGTTTAATATGATAGTCTACGAATAGACACTCTTTAAGTTTTGCCACCTACACTTCTCCTCTTAATGTCATTGTGGTTGAACTCTGCCCAGTATAGTTCAAAAGCTACTCCTGATTTCACTCCTACAAACTGGTGCATTACTCCAGGCTTAACTTGTGTAAAGTCGCCTGCTTTTAAAAGGGTTTCATCAACTAAGTCATAATCATTCTGCCAGCACCGTATAAGCATTTCTCCTGATTCTACATAGAATCCGTTCCACTTGAATTCGTGCAAATGTTCAGAACATTGCATACCTTCTTTATACTCTATTCTATGAAACTCCAGAACTCCATTTGCATGAATTAACTCTGTGTTTCCCCATATCTTACCTGCTTTCATATTGACCTCACTTATGTTTTTTATATCTTGTTTTTCTTTTTTGTTGCCTTATTTCTCGGTCAATGAGACCTCGTTCTTCTAGCAACTGTATTAGCGCTTGTACATCTCCTGCTTCTTCTGACAAATTGACCAAATCTTCTTTTCTAGCCCCATGTCTAAAAATCTTAGAGCAACCTCTAATAAATTCTCCTGCTTCTTCCATAGCAACTATTAGTAAAAAGGTGTCTCGTTTTGTCATTAAATCTCCTTAAAATGAAGTTCCTTCCAATAGCTGTAAGGAAAATTATGAAAATGATGTAGGAAGCATTGATATATTCCCGCTATATTTAATACGTTATAGTTAGCTTCTGCTTTACCTATATCTTACCAGTACTTATTTCCTGTGTAAATACCAAACCCTTTGGTTTCACATAGTTCTGCCCACTTCTGTCTACGTTTAGGGGTATCTAAAATCTTATTCCCTAAGTATGTATCCGTAGTTAGCGAGAGATGGTACTGGTCTTCTCCTCCAAATCCACTTCTATGTTGCATTTGAAAGAGGTCTAATCGTTCGTTATTCTTCCCTCTTACAAGGGGTTGAATGTTATTAAAAATGCCCTCATAATCTTTTCGAGAAGTAGAACTTTGGTTGTCAATGACCCAGCCTACTTGCCTTACTTCGGGTAAAAGCATTTTTAATATAATTCTGTTTTGTCCAGGGTGGACACTAAATGTCTGTGTGTTTAAATTTGCCCATACCAGTACTGGGTCTTTGAATCCCATTTGTCCATTATTGTGTCGTTCTAATACTGAATCACAAAACACGTATGCGCGTAAGTAAATTCTGTTTCTATTATGTGCAAGCCACGCTTCGGCGCCGCGT